CCCCAGGCTTGCGCATCTTCTCGCCCGATCCGGCCTTAATCCGCTCGCGTTTCGCGTGGATATTAGCGTACAAACCCGTTTTAGCGGCCATTAGTTGCACTTCCAGCGTCTAAGCGACGCCTTTGCTCGTTCAGCCGGCCCTTTGGCCTTGGCTACAACGCCCTTCATTCGCGCGCAAAAAGACTTCTTACGCCCTGCGTCCGCCTTAGTCTTCGGACTAGGTGCCGGAGCCTTCAAGTTGCTGCCCGTAGCGCGGTTATACTTAGCGCGCCCCTTGGCCGTCAAGCCCGCGCCCTTAGACACGGGCTGCTTCTCGCCCCGACCGACCGACAGACTGACCGTTTTGCGCGCCATTAGGCTCCCATCCAGCTGCTTGTCATGCTGCCTCCACGCTCGGCAACGATGCGTCTTGGCTTGTCCCGCGCCTCGCGGTTAGCGAGCGGGTAGGCGAAGGTGACGGCGAGCGCGTCCGCTGCGTCGGGTGACGCTTGGCCGCGAGCTTTCATCTCCTTCTTCCCTTCCAAGAACAACGTACCTGACGAGTTAGGCTTGACGTGGGGGCCGCACAGGTCCGACTTAAGGAGCCGATCGCTTGGGATGCTCGCCGAGCGTAGCCACTCCCGCATGTCGCCCCACATCTCTGCCCGCTTGTTGCCCCACATCACCGGGTTCTTGGCCTTCCAGCCAAAGTTCACCCCACGTACCTTATACCTCTGCTCTTTTAGCCGGTCAAGTACGCCGTAGCCCAAACCGCCCTCGTCGATGACGGTGAGCGCGGGGTTGAACTCCTCAATAGCGTCGATGACGCGACCGACGGTCGTCATGGTGTCCTCGCCTCGGTGGCGCCGGATTGCAACGATGTCGCGCCCCTGCCTTACGACGATGACGGTCGAGTCAGCGCCCCCGCGCGCGGGGTCAACGCCGATTACCCGAGGGGCGCTTTCATCCTTGAAACGAACTCTTGCCATAGCTTCGTCCACCAGGCGAGGACTGATGAACTGGTCGTCTCCGTCGGAGGGGAACTCTCCATACACTTCGACCTTGGCTTGGCTGCTGTCGGCGCCGTACTCGGCGATGATCTGCTCGTAGACCGCTTTGTCGGTGTCTTCGACTTGGCGCGCGTCGATGTTTTGCGTTGTCCAGAACTCTCTTTTCGCGTTGAAGCACTCATAGAAATACCCCTCGTTGCGTCGCGGGTTGCTGAAGGACAGCCAGAAGCGATGCGGCGTGTTCTCCGTAAAGAAGCCCGCCGTCACCGACCAGATACTGTCTGGGATACCACTGGCCTCGTCGAAGATGACTAGCACACCGTCGTGGTTGTGTACGCCCGCGTACGCGTCGGGGTTCTCCTCCGACCAGAGTCGCCCTTCGACCGACCAGTACCGCGTGCCTTTCTTAAGGTCGCGCTCGACGATCTCCGCGAGCCACTTGGCCGGCATCACGCGCGTCGCGCTCACCTCAAACCAATGGCTGTTGATGAGCAGCGCCAGCCACTTAGTCACCTCGGCCCAAGTAACCGAGCGTAGCTGCGCCTCGCTGTTGGCCGACACGATGGTCGTCGAGCCTATGCGGGTCGCTAGCATCCATAGGATGAGCCAGCTCACCAAGGCCGACTTACCAATGCCGCGCCCCGAGGCGGTGGCCATGCGCAAGACTTCATAACTGGTCGCCGTTTTGTTCTTGGCGATGTGCGCGGCGATGTCCCGCAGCACCTTGCGCTGCCACCGCCTCGGGCCGTCAAAGTGCTCCAGAGGCGTGCCCTTTTGCTTCCAAGGGAAGGCGAACAGCACGAACGCCTCGGGGTCGTCCTTGACAGACGGCGCCCAGAGCCGTGACATGATCTGCTGCTCGTCGTCGGCGCTATAGATCGGCGTTTGCATCAATAGGTTCCGCTTGGGTGTACGCGAGGGCCGTTGGCTCGGCGTGGGTCAGTGCAGCCGGAGCAGCCGACAATACTCGGCCATTGATGACGCGAGACTCCGCCTCTTGCAGCGCCGCGATGACGCTGATCTGCTGCGTGACATCGACCTGGACTTGCTGCTTCGCCACCCAGCCGTGCACATGCTGTAGGAGCGAGAGCGCAGCCTTGCTATCGCCATTGCGAGCCGCCTCACGCAGTTGACCTGCCGCCTCAGCCTCAGCGTCGGCACGGCCTTTGGCCTCGGCCATTTCGGCGAGCGGGTCCATTTGACATAAGCGGCGGTATTCGGTGGGCAGCATGCCCGCTGCGAGCGCAAGGCTATCACCTTTAAGCCCGAGCGCCGCCGCGTCATAAATTGCTTGAAGCCGCGATTCGGTCGCCTTGATCTCGCGGGGCTCAAACGGGAGCGATTTGAACATGTCGCAACACTACCTTTCGTGTAAGGCAATAGCAAGCGATGTGCAGGATTGTCCTGCCGGGAGGCCGCGATCCACAACAACCGTGTGACCTGTGTGCCGGGGCGGAGATTGCCTTAGATGGTGGGCTATAGCCCTTCAGCTACCTCCCGGTCGCTACGTGCGCATCACGTCAGACATCGCCACGCAAGAATAGCACAAGACTTTAATTTACGGGCTGATGGCGAAAAAATAAAAAATTTTTTGTAACTCCTCCGATACAGGTACAGGCCATCGCGCGGGCCGGCCCACCCCCCTAGTTGCAAATGATTCCCGTTTGCATCCAGCTCGAGCGTGGTGGGCAATCGGTTATGGCCCACGACGCCCGCAAGCTGTCGGCCTGGACGCATGCGCGCCGCGTGGCCGCGTGGTTCTGTGGGCAATGTGGGCAATTGCAAACGGATTGCCCACATTGCCCACAAGCATGCGGGCGTGGGCATTTGTGGGCAATGTGGGCAATGTGGGCAATGCCCACAAAGTCGGCGAAGTCTCTACAGTTTTGCTTTACAGATTTATATACTGTACGCCTATACAGTAATATAATTTTTCTTATTAATAACAGAAACCATTACCCACATTGCCCACAAGCCTCATTCCGCCCTATGTTTTCAGGCATTTGAGCGTGGGCAATTCTCTCGAGTTTGATTACCCACACCATTACCCACATTGCCCACACCTTGCCGCTGTCCGCAGAATGGTCGTGTTCTGCTATTTGTAAGAAATTGTTTGACAGCGTAACGCGAAGCTGTTTTAATTGCTCCATCGACAACGCAAACATGCCTGGAGATAACATGACTCGCCTGTTCAACGTTTACTTTCGCGGCACTAGCAACATTGCCGCCGAACGGATCGCCGCCCCATCTGCTCGTGTAGCGGTACAGCTTGCCGCTACGCTTGCCAACTGCTCACCCGTCTATCTCATTGCGAGGATCGCCCGATGAAATTCTCCACTCTCTTATTCTCTCTCGCCGTTATCCTCACGTTCGGAGCCTGGATGGGCGCACCGATCTTAGGTCTGGCGCTCTGCACGCAACTCGGCGCAGTCTTTTGTCTTGCGCTGAACGACTAACATCTGTAAACTTTAATCGTACAATCAACTAAACTGGAGTACACACTATGACGACTGCAACTGACACGACCTACAACGGCTGGCCGAACTACGCGACGTGGCGAGTCAATATCGAAGTATTCGACGGGCTCGACGTGCGCGAGTATTTCAACGGCGAGGTGCCGGAGGCGTACGACGCCGCACAATGGGCGCGCGAGCACGCGCAAGAGGTGGTCTATAACTCACTCGACGACACGGGTGGCGGCGTGGCTGAGGGCTGGGCGCTCGCCTTCTTGCAAGAGGTGGAGTGGCACGCGATCGCGCGGCACCTTGTCGAGTACGCCGCCGACTGCGCGCAATCGGAGGCCGCATGAGCGCTCTCGCTATCGAGGCGGTATACGTGCACGCGTGGCGCTATACCGAGCACGACCAGTGCCAAGAGTATTGCAGTGACGACGAACAGCCGGACGGGTGGTGCGTCTACGAACGCACGGTGACGACCGAGGGCGGCGAGTTCGACCACGGCGAGGAGGCGGACTTCCCGACGTTTGCTGCCGCGATGGAGTACGCCGAGCAATTGGCCAGCCGGCACGGCTGCGAGCTCCAATGCTATTGACAGTCAATTGATAAACCAAAGGAGACGACACAATGAAGACAATGACCCTCGCGGCCGTACTGGCCGCCACACTCACCACGGCCGCACATGCGGACACGTTCGCCACGGCCGCTGTCAAAGGTGAGCCCAAAGGCAAAACGATCCTGACGACCGACGCGTGTACGCTCACGCTCGACGCTGTGGCGCTAGGCACCACAGCCGGCAATCTGGCCGG